AAAAGTGCAGGAAAGTTGCAAGAAACTTTAGGTATGTATGATAGAAAAGTTCTATCAACAATTCTTGATGATGCTGCAAACCCGAACACAACAAAAGCATTGTATGAGTTCGCGGAAGAACTTTCGTTTTTAGGTGATGTGACAAAAGAGGGTGCAATTGCTGCGGGTAGCATTTGGGCGCAAGTGTTTAAACATCCATTAACTGCGATTGCGCGTGTTTCACAAATGAGATTAGGTGCTAAAGCACTTGGCAGACATGAAGTTGCAAAAAAGTTTTTAGAGTTACGTGAGGGTGGCGGTACAGCTAAAGAAAATGGTCGTGCAATTCTAGGATTCTTGGACGATGCTGCGCGTGAACAGGGTGTGGATGCTGGCGCAACTGCGAGTAAAATAGGTAAAGTAGTTCAAGGAACAGGACGAGCTTTAGGTGGAGCCAGCAGAGTAGCCAAACAAGTAACGCCTAGAGCTTTAGGTTTAGGTTCTCAAGGCCCGGAAAGCCGACCAAGTGTTCCAGTTGTAACGCCCCCGGCAATAAATTTTGAACCTCCCGCGCCTAGAAAAACTGGTCCTGCTGCACCATTGTCTCCCATTGAACAAATAAGACGTAACGCACAACAGATGACACTACGAGAAAGAGCCGCCCAAAACCCTGCGGCGGCGGCTACTTTACTTGGCGGTTTGGGAAGCGCAGGGCTGCTTTAGTCTTCAAGTTCCATGACAGTAGATGCAGAACCAATGCCGCCTGTGCTGGCAGGTCTATAACCACGCTTGGCGTTCTGTATCTGCAAGTAAGCAACGTCAATCAGCCTTGAAAGCTGACGCCCCAATGGTCTGTCCTCTTGCGCTGCAACATATTTCAATTTATCGTATGCCTCTGTTGTAAGGCCAACAGACTTGTATTCTTTTGGATTTGGCATAAAGGTTCCTTTCCCAAACATGGCGTCACAAAGACCATATAATCCCAGAAGATTTGGGTCAAGGCCCAAGTACGGTAATAAGAAGGTTGTGGTTCACAACATCAAGTTCGATTCAAAGTGGGAATCAGAACGCTATTTATATCTACACGCGCTAGAACGGGCTGGCACCGTCAGAAACTTGGAACTGCAAGTCAGGTTCAATCTGATCGTTAATGACCAGAAGATATGCGCCTATGTTGCCGACTTTAGATACGAGCGCGAGAACAAAGATGGCGTGTGGGAACAAATTGTTGAAGACGCAAAAGGCGTGGAAACCCCTGAATTTAAACTAAAAAAGAAGCTGATGAAGGCTTGTTTAGGCATTGAAATATATTTAACCAAAAAAAATAGTTGACACGTATGCCAGCACTTGCTAGGTATTGGGAACTTGTAGCAAAGAAGGAATATACGCATGAACAGTATGGAACTGTTTGAGCGGCGCGACGAACTCAAGTCAGTAATCACTGAGCTTCGTGCCGAACTCAAAAACGTAGACGATCAACTATCAGATTTATTTCTGCCATTGGCGCGTGATGCACTACGGGCAGACGGTAAAGACTTTGGTACTGCGCATATTGTCGAAGGCAATGTGGCTATGAAAGTCAACGTTGGTAAAAAGGTCACTTGGGATCAAGACGTACTGCGTGACACATTCAACAGCATGACGCCTGAGAATGCACAGCACTACGCAAAGCTGACCTACGCTGTGGAAGAGCGCAAGTACACAACCGCTCCACCCGCAATCAAAGCAACACTAGAAGCCGCCCGTACTACAGAAGTCGGACGCTTTACAGTAGAAGTCGAGGACAAGTAATGGGTTTTCAAATTATCACAGCCGATCAACGGTTATCTGAAAAGAAAGGTCACAAAATTGTGATCTGTGGTCAAAGCGGTGTGGGTAAAACCACACTCGCTAGAACTCTAGGCGAACGCACATTGTTCGTTGACCTAGAAGCTGGCGACTCAGCTATCGAAGGGCATCCCATTGATGTGATGCGTCCGCAGTCATGGCCTGAGTGTCGTGATCTTGCATGCTATCTTGGTGGGCCAAACCCATCACTGGCAGAAGATCAGCCATACAGCCAAGCACACTATGATTTTCTGTGTGCAGAAGAGGGTGATCCAACTGCGCTAGTAGCAAAGTATGATACGCTGTTTGTGGACTCAATTACAGTAGCAGGGCGCTTGTGCTTTTCATGGTGCCAGCAACAACCAGAGTCGCGGTCTGACCGCACAGGTAAACTGGACACACGCGCAGCATACGGCTTGCATGGTCGTGAAATGATGCAGTGGCTAACCCACTTGCAGCATATCCGCGAAAAGAATGTAATCTTTGTTGGCATCTTGGATGAAACCACAGATGACTACAGCCGCAAGCAATATAACTTGCAGATCGAAGGCAGCAAGACAGGGCGCGAATTGCCCGGAATTGTTGATGAAGTAATTACAATGGCTATTCTAACAGGTGAAAATGGGCCGTACCGCGCATTTATCTGTCAGCCATTGAATGAATGGGGCTATCCTGCCAAGGATAGGTCTGGTCGATTGGCTACACTTGAAGAACCACACTTAGGTAAACTGATCGACAAAATGAGTTCACAACTTTCAGCAAATGGGAAACCGTTGGATTTTGTAAAACCAGAAACGCAGCAAAGCGAAGGAAATAAAAATGTTTAATCTTAATGAAACACCAGCAGATGATGGCGGCAACCGTGAGTTTTCGCTCATTCCAAACGGCGCAATCAGCCGTGCAGTTATCGTTGTTAAAAGCGGCGATATTGAACTGCCTGAGTTTGGTCAGGGCCAGTGGTTCAAGCAATCACAAAGTTCCGCTGCAAAGTGGATGGAACTAGAATTTACCTGCATCGGCGGTGAGTTCGACAGACGTAAGTTCTGGTCTAAAATTTTTGTTGATGGCAACAAAATGGGCAAGAGCGGTATGCCGTTGGCTAAAGAAATTGGTCTGCGAACACTGCGTCAGATTGTGGAAAGTGCAAACAATCTAAAGGCCAGCGATATGTCGGACGAAGCCCAACAGCGCAGAAATATCTCTGGCGTGTTTGACTTGAACGCTATGGAGATTTGTGCCAAGATTGGCATCAAGAAAGGCACCAACGGGTATAGCGATCAAAATCAATTGATGGCTGCGTTAACGCCAGATCAAAAGGGGTTCATTGCTACCGCGTCAGCGCCAATGCAATCAACGCCAGCAGCGCAAGCAGGATACCAGCAACCACAGGCACCAGCACCGCAAGCTGGAAGTCCCGTGCCAAGCTGGGCGCAGAGGTAGTAGCGGCAAGGCCATTCCGCGCCTGCTACCACGGATGGGGGGCCGTGGGCCGTGAACCCCCCAATTTTCTTTTAGCGAAGAGGACAATCAAATGATATTACGCCCCTATCAAGAGGTGGCGATTTCAGACGCATTAAATGCGCTGGACACCCACAAAAATACAATCGTAGTTGCTCCCACAGGCGCAGGCAAAACTATTATGTTGTCTGCGCTCATTGGTAAAAGACACCAAGAAGGTAAACGCATTCTTGTGTTGCAGCACCGCGACGAACTTGTAGCGCAAAACCGCGAAAAGTTTCTAAAGGTAAACCCAAACATATCCACCAGTATCGTCAATGGCACGATTAAAAAGTGGGACGGTGACACCATATTCTCAATGGTGCAAACCCTGTCACGCGAAAACAATCTGCGCCACAGGCCAAAGTTCGATATGGTTGTTGTAGATGAAAGCCACCATGCAGCCGCTGACACCTATATGAGAATTATCGAAGCGGTCAAAGAAGACAACGAACACGCTGAGATAGTTGGCTTTACAGCCACGCCTAATCGCGGAGATGGCAAAGGTCTGCGCAGCGTGTTCACCAATTGCTCACACCAGATAGAATTAGCCACGCTGATACGCGAAGGCTTCCTAGTGCCACCCAAGGCTTACGTTGTCGATGTTGGCGTCACAGAGGCTCTGGAAGGGGTCACACGGCGCGGCAATGACTTCGACATGGATGAGGTTGCGCGAATAATGAATAAGCGCGTCATTAACGAACGTGTGGTCAATGAATGGCAAGACCGCGCAGGGGATCGAAAGACCGTTGTATTCTGCTCCACAATCAACCACGCACAAGACTTGCTGGATATGTTTATCGAACATGACATAAACGCTGAAATGGTTATTGGTGATACGCCAAAGCCAGAACGCGAACAAATCCTGCATGACCTTGAGTTTGGTGACGTACAAGTTGTGGTGAACGTAGCAGTGCTGACCGAAGGCTTTGATGCACCGCCTGTATCTTGTGTGGTTCTAACCAGACCCTGCTCATTTAAATCAACAATGGTGCAGATGATTGGGCGCGGTTTGCGCATTCTTGATCCAGAGATTTATCCTGACCAAATCAAGAAAGACTGTATTGTGCTAGACTTCGGTAGCAGCATTCTAACGCATGGTGCGTTGGATGAAGCAGCTAACCTAGATGGCAAGCTTAAAGACCCCAACGGGGAAGCGCCAGAAAAGCAATGTCCAGAGTGCGGATTCATTAACCCTCTTAACGTCAGAATGTGCGTTGAGTGTGGCTATGAGTTCCAAAGCCAAGACACAGAAGAATTGGTGGACTTCACGCTGACAGAATATGACCTCATGGAACTATCGCCGTTCCTATGGATGGACATATTCGGCAACGGTTCGTGCCTCATGGCAATGGGCTTCAACGGCTTTGGCGTAGTCGGCACAGTGGGCGATACATCTATTGGGCTAGTCAAGGCTCAGAACGGGCGCAAGGTGCGCTCAGTCGCCATTGGTGGTAAGGTGCAAGCCATGTCAGCAGCAGATGATTTCATGCGTGAGATTGAAGACAGTGCAGCAGCTAACAAATCTAAACGCTGGCTCAATGAGAGGGCCACAGACAAGCAACGTGATGCTTTGCGCAGGGGTGGGGTTCAAGTAAGCGCAATGGATTTCTCATGGACGAAATACAAAGCCGCGTGTTGGCTAAATTATCTGTGGAACAAAGAACAAATAGACGCTGCAGTGGAAAGGATAGCTGAATGAAACGCAAAGAAAGATTAGAAACGGAAAAGCAGT